ACCAGAAGCCATATCTTGTCTAGCCATAGATGGATTCATAGAACCACCCATGTTTTTTTTAGCTCTTCCGCCATTCATTAACTTTTGTCTGTTCGGATTTGTTTGTGTATTATAGTTTCTATTTGACATATTATTTTCTCCCTTTTTTAAGAGCTCTTCCGAACCCACGTTTTGCTTTACCGCAGCCTACACGACCACCTTTTTTGTAGTAGCCTTCTAAACCCATATCCATGTTTCTATATTGAGACATGTCGGGTGCCGTATAATCTAAATCTACTTCAGATAAATCCATTTTATTTATTACAGGATTAGCAAGAATAGAACTTCTTTTCACAGGTTTCTTTTTAGGAATAACAACAACCTTTTCTTTAACGGCTATGTCATCAACAGTAGGTCTTAAACCGCTTCCACGGCCGCTGTCTGCAGATACTGAAGATTGTTTTGGTTTTCTGTTACCCAACATTGTAAGTGCACCTAAAGCACCTAATGCTCCAAGAATTTTTTTATTTCGTCTTCTAGATTTTTTGCTCATTATTTTTTACCGCCGTTTTTAAATATTTGTGTACCCTTTATACCATAAATGCTCGCCACGACAAGGATCCATAAATTTGTGAACCATTTTGGGAGCTCTGAGAACATGTCAAAGAACAATTTTACCTTGTCCATCGCTGTTGGATCTTCACTTACGACTGCCCAGGCCAAAATTGCAATTGGCAAACTTAAAATTATCAAAACGGCCTCGTCCTTCCAGTCCGATTGACGTGCTTCTAATAGTTTTCCCTGGTAAGCTTCTTTTCCTTCGGCCATACGAGACGCATGCATTAATTGTGCGTCTGACATTGCCATTTTAGTCTTCTGCTTGTTAGCGTAAATTTTACTTCCAGCAGAAACGGCTAGTTTAATTGCCGAAAACCACATGTTAGTACCAAGTAGCCTTTACAGGTTTCTTATCTGCTCTCAAAGCTTTAGTGCCTTTAACTTCAACAGTTTGTGATTCAGTAGGATTAGTAGTTTCAATAACAATACCACCTTGCTGCATACCATCTTTGTCTGCACCTAACTCAGGAGTTACTTTTGGGTTTTTATTTTTTTTCATATATTCTCCTTATACTATCTTTTAGGACCTTTCAAGATCCTAACGTCGGTTTGTTTCATCATATCATTAACCATCTTTGCGTCAATGCCCATCTGTGTTTTTTCCAAAGATGTATCAGCTCTAAGCTCTGCAAGTTCTTCATTTTGATCCATTTTCTCATCAAACTGCTGTTGACCCATTAATTGCTTAGATTTTTCCATATTAATTTTTTCTTCTTCTTGTTCACGTTTAGCAGTGTCGTCCATAGCCCGTAAATCAAGTTCTCTTGCTTTTAATTTAGCAATTGGGTCTCCACCATACTCTCCCATAATTTTATTTTCTTCATCTTTAAATTCTCCGGTCATTTCTGCAATTAATTTTGCTTTTCTAGACTCTAAACTCATAGACATTTGCATAATTTGTTGTTGATACTGCGGATCTTGTTGTAAAGCAGGATTTTGTTGTACCATTTGTTGCATTTGCATTAATTGTGCAATTTCTTCTCTAAATTCTACTTCTAATTGCTCTTGTGCCATTAGTGAAATGTGTTCAAAGATGTTTTTTTCTAATGCACCCATTACCGGTGGACTATTTCTAGCAATATTAGTCGCCATAAAGTTTAAATGGGTTGTAATATGCGCTTGATGGTCTTGTCCTTTGAAAGCTTGAAAAGGTTTTCCACTCATTGCAAGAATATTTTCTTGTGCAGGGTCCATTGGCTGTGGTTGTTGCGGTGGTGGTAAAATTTTATCGATATTTTTTACACCGATTGCAGAATACATAGAATGAAACGCTTCATACAAGTTATGCATTTGCGGATTTGACTGTGCAAGTTGTAATTCTGTTTGTGCTAAACTAATTCTTTGCGATTGCGAAAAGATATTAGGGTCTGCAACAGGAATAATATCTACTTTGTCATCAAAATCTGAAACTTTAATATTTCTTTGTCCACCAACTACATCATATGGATACTCTTCAGGCATATAAGTTTTAAAAACTCCTGCCAATAATTGAAATTCATTTTTCATCGCCACATACAATCTTTTATGTATGGCTGACATGACTCTTGAACCACGTTCTAATAGAGCAATAGTCGTCCCAACAGCTGCTTGTTGGTTGCCGTCCCCGACCTGCATGTCAGCGATGGCGGCAAATCGTTGCCCTGCCGAAACCACAGTACCCATTAACTGCAATAAAGTTGCAGAAGGTTCTTTAAATGGTAATGGCATAAATGCATCCTTGATACTTCCTCCAGGTGCATCAACATCTCTGAATTCTCCAGGTTGAATTGACTGTGCTTCGTCTCTTACTCTTATTCCTCTTTGTTTAAATCCTGCTGGTAAATTACTTAAAGTTCCTGCGTCCAATAACTGACGTAAAGCAGTAGTTGCTGTTCTAGACAGACCACCGATCATGTGTATTAACCCAAAGCCATAGAAACCCATTCCAGGTAAAAATTTAAAATGTACAAAATAGTCTTGTCTTTTCTTTTGTGGATCTTCAGCTTTAAAATTTCTTCTAATGGCTAAAACTTCTCTGCTACCCATTTCAATTGTAACAATGTATGGAAGTTTAATTCCTGTTGGCTCATTATCTGAATCTTTATCTTCAAAACCTTCTAAATCTAAATCAGTGTGTATTTCTAAAATAGTAAATGTATCTTCGTCTCTAGTTTTTTTAACACCTTCTAGTTCTCGTTCTTTTTTCTCTACTTCTGTTTCTTGATCATAACCAGGAGTTATATCTACATCTTGATAAAAACCAGATACTTGTTTTTTTCTAACTTCGTTCTCTGACATTTTAATAACGTGAATAATAGACTCTGCATCTTCTAAAGAAGTTGCAGTATAGGGGACTACTAAATCATCCGCCGGTACAAATTTAGACACGGCTCTGCCAAGTAGTTCATCGTAATAAACCTTCTTGAACGCAGAGCCGGCAAGAGGGAGATAAAAAAGCATTTGATCGAACTCGGGTTCATACTCTTTCATCACATCCATGAGCTGATAGTTCATGAATTCTTTAACTCTGTTTGATTGATCTTCTCGGACTCTGTCTGCTAGTCCAACAATTCTTGTATGGACTGGACCATTAGCCGGTAATAATTCTTTGTAAGCTTGCGCTTGAAATTGTGTAACTGCTTCTGCAAGAACAGGATGCGTTGCACCACTTGCTCCTTGAAACGGTTGAGTTGGGTTTTCGTATTTAAATCCTAAAAGGTCTAAACCTTTTGTGTAACTATCTTCCCAATCTTTTCTAGAAGATTTATATTGTTCGTAATTTGCTACAAGATCAGATCCTAATTTACCTAAAACATTTTCAGGTAATAGTTCTGCTAAGTTATCAAAATGTGATTCGCCACCACCTGCATTAACTGCTTCTGGATCAAAATTAATTGTTGCTCCACCATCTTCTTCTTGAGTTACTTCAATATCATCTGGACCTACTTGCTCTTCAATATTATTTTGTTGAGCCTCGACAATTTCTTCTTGTCCAGGTATGTTAATTTCAGTCTCTACGTTTGGTAGGGCTTTGTCTATATCTGCCATTTATATTCTCCGAGTTCTTTATTGTTGTAGCTTGTTTTAAAGGAACATTCAACCCCTGTGGGTTAGGTCCCTTAACTGGTGGGATTGCATTAAATTTAACGTGTTGCATATTTGCAACAAGAGTTTTGTTTTTAACCGTCATCAAATAAACCTCTTCCTGCTCTGTAGTTATCATACATTTCATATCCACTAATACCAGCAGATAATGCTAGACCCGGTAATCCAAATCTACGTGACACAGTTTTTAAAGTTGTAGGGCTAATACCCAATCTCATTGTTTTTGCAATCATAGGATTTAATCCACCTTTTGTTGCAAACTCAGTTGCAGGACCTGTAAAAGCTGCACCTAAATAGTTAAACGGGTTTGTCGCCATTTCGCCTAACGAGTCTCCTTGTTGTACTTGTTCTGCTAAATACAAAGGCTCAGTTGCAAGTAATCCAAGTGGTGATGCTGTTGCAGATAATCCTCTACCTAAAGTTTTTAGTGCAGTTTTAGTTATACCTGATTTTTTCGCACCTAATGCGCCACCTCTTACTGCATCAATTGTTGACGGTGCAACTGCTGCTGTTCCTGCTGCACTAGCTACACCTACTGCTGGAAGATAAGCATCTCCGATTGCTGGACTTTCTTCTGGTGTATCATCTAATGATCCTGTCACCATATCCATTAATAAATTTTTTTGTTGCTCTTCGTTTGACAAATAAGTTGTTGGATCGTCGTTCATAAATTGTTTAACAAAACCCGCGGCTACTGCACCACCTGCTGCGATCGCACCAAATCTTCCACCTTTTCTAGCGACGTTAAGAAAAGTATTTGCAAAAGATTTAAATTTACCAGGCCCTTCATTAGCAAGTTTTGTTATTGTTTCCTCTGGAGCTTCGTTTAATGCTCTTCTCATTTGTTCTCCGCAACCCCCACCTGCTAAACCCCCTCTTTTCATTCCAAGGATATTGCAAATATCACCTTCATTTAAAGTTGCTGATGCAATAACATCTTTGTAACCTTTATCGATAAGGTTTTGAATTTTTTTACCGGATGTTTTGTCGTCAAAAGGTGTAGAAACTCTTAAACCAGATAAAAAACCACTTCCTTTTAAATCTTGTGGATTAGACCTTTTAATAATATCTATTCTACCTTTTGTAGTTAAACCTTCAGGACCAGCAATGGCTTTATCAACAACGTTTAAATAAGAATCAGTAATTCTTTTTCCGCCTGGCTCACTAAATTTTATATTATTTAAAGTTTCTCTTAAACTCATTGAAACAGGTGAAGACCTTTCATTTATTCTAGGTTGAATAAAATCTTGCGGAACTATTTTTCCATTTTCAATGTTAAAACCACCGAGTTTATAACCACCGCTTAAATTAGAAAAATCATTTTGTAATTTTTGTATTGCTTGTGGAATAGTTCTTCCACCTGCCTGTTGTTCTGCTGCATTTAAGGGTCCTGAAAAAGGAGTTTGGTAATACCCGCCTTTAGTGGCTCCTGTTTTTTTATAGAAATGAAGTTTAGGATCAAATTTTCCACCTTTTAAATTTGCAGGTTTTCCAGTTGCTTTACTGTAAGCTACATCAAATACTTGATCAACGGATTTAACTCCTCTATCAAAAGTAAGCCCCTGCTCTGCATTTCTTTTAAGGGCTAAAATCTTAGAGTCATAGCTTGCTTTGAGAGTGTTTAAACCATCTTGAATAAAAGCAATTCTCATAAAATTTTTTTTGTAATCTGGAAAATCTGACATTAGAGCTTTAATGTCAGTATGGTCTCCTGCCATATAAAGTTTAACACCCCCTTTATTTACTAAAGGTAATTTATATTTTTTAGCAATAGAATGTGAACCTTGACGTAATTGATCTAAAAGTTGAGCATCTTTTTTAGGAAGACCTAATGCCAAAGCCATATCTACATTACTCATTTTTCCTGCTTGAGAAGCAATAGACACTAAATTTTTATGTAATACAGAATCAATATAATTAGATGTTGGCGCCTTCAATTTATTGTACAGTTCTTTTTCATATCTTTCTACGTTATTTCCTGAATAAGAGTTTAAAATTTTTCGTATTCTAGAAATAAAGTTATTTTCTAATTTTGGATCATCAACCGCCATTCCAATTTTTTTAGCATAATTTGCTTTTAAACGATCTAATCCATATTTAGTTTTTTGATTTTCTAAAAGATAGCCCTCTTTTATACCTTCTTTAATGGCTTCATCTAATTTTTTAATTTCAGGAAAAATTTTAGCATGCTGGCTTAATATAAAATCAGTAAGTTCTCTTCCTTTAAAAAAATTATCAAATTTTTGATAATTACCAGCGATCGCGTTTTCAAAAGCTCTTTTAACTGTTCTTGGTGCGATAGCTGTTCCTTTTACAGAGTTAGTCCCACTTTTTAATCCATATTTTTCATTAAAAAGTTTAGCTAAATGAGATGCTGGTTTTTGTTTAAATTTAGATTCATTTTCTAAATAAACATCTAAAATTTGTTGATCTTGAGCAGCAAGACCGGCTCCTGTTAAATATTTACCTGTCATGGTTTTATTTATTTTAGTAATAGAGGGGTCTAGTTTTCCTGTATCTAATAATTCTTCATAAATTCTATTAAGACCTCTGTAATCACTTGAGGTTCCTGGTCTTGATGCGACTTTAATATCAAACTCTTCTATTAAAGTTCTACTTACATCAGATCTTGCCATATCTGAATTTAAAAGTTCAATAGTTCGTGCTTCTATTTCAGGAGTCCATTGAGCTAAAATTTTTGTTGTACTGGATTTAGCCCTACGATCTTGGTCAAAAGAAAAATCTTCTAAATCCATTAGACCTCCAGGATCTTAGCTAGTCCGCCTCTTGCATTTGGTTTTCTACCTAAACCAAGAACTTGGTCCGCATAAATTTTAAAATCTTCAAATGATCCTCTAAACTCACCTGTTTCAAGAGACTCCATATAAATACGTTTTAAACCTTCATCACTAATTCTAGTGGGTTGAATTGTTCCTTGAGGATAACCCATAAATTCATCCATAGATTGAACTTCTTCTCCAAACGCTCCTTTTTTAAGCTTCTCGTATCCTTGAGGGTCTGTTTCTTTTATGTAAGTTGTAACCTCATCTGCGATCTCTGGGTCTGAAATATCTATTGTTCCAGTTTTCTTCATGCTCTCTGCACTTTTTACAGGTTTAATTGCTCTGTTTGCTTTTATTGCTGTTGCTGCCCTACTTCCAGTTTCATCTACTGCTAATCCATAAAGCTCCGATCTTAAAACATCGTCTAAGTCTTCTGCTAATAAATTTTTAAATAGTTTAGGGTTATTTTCAACTAAAGACTCTACCACCATTTCAGCATCATACTTATAATCACCTGTTGGAAAAATATCGTCTGCAGCATCTTGGATCATTTTTTTATTAATTTTTGACAAAATATTTTTAACCGCCTTACCACCAAATCTTAGACCTTGTCTAGTCTCTAATCCGGCAATACCGCCGTCTGCAAAATTTTCTGTAAACTTTGCAGTTAGTCTATCGAATCTTGGATCACCTGGACGTAGACCATTTGCATCGACTACATTGTTTAAAACTCTTTCTGTAAAGATTGCAATCTCTTCTGAACTTGCACCTGATGGTACCATCTCCGCGATTCTTGGACCAAAGTATTTATTAACTATAGTTAATGGATCACCTGCTAATCCTCCGCCACCTTCTGTAATATATTTTACATCAACAGCATCTATGATGTCTGCAAAGTTTGTTTCATTAGGATTTTCTTTTTTTAATGCTTCTACTAAAAATTCTCTAGCAGATCCACGTTGAGCAGGAGTTGATCCAACATTATCAAAGTAACCTATACCAAATTTTTGATCTACAAGATTCTGTACAACATCTTCTGGTCTTGCGTTGTATTCAACTGCTTCATCGAAAGGTGTTGTCTTTGCTGCGTCTGCTTGTTTTCTTTTAACAATGTCATCTAGTCTAGTCATTAAAGCTGATTTCTCTTCATCAGGTAAAGCTTTACGAAGTCCAACTCCTCTTGGTAAATTTTCTACTTCAGGAAACGGTACGTCTGTTTGTTTTAATACATCATCCCCTAATTTTTCATCAAATGGAGTATCCATAACCTCATCGACTCTTTCAGGTCGAATACCATATTCTTCTGTAATTCCTTTTTTAAAGTTATCTCGTCTTAAGGCCCCTAAACCCTGTGCATCCAGGTTCCTGGTCCCTGTTGCCAGGTCCGTGATGTTTGTAACTGCAGGTGGATTATAGAATTCATCCATCCTCATCATGTTAGTTAAAAGCTTATTA